AGGTGTTGCAGTTGTGTTGATGATACTAGGAGCATGGTTTGGGTAATGTAACGGATATTAACGAGTTTAAGCGTGCCAAAGAAGTAACCTCTAATTTTCCCGAAACTGACGGAGATTACCTCACTATAATAGTAGGAGAAACAAAAGAGGGGGAAGAGATAATACTTATAGAGCAGTGCGAGATGGAAGGTACTGTGGAGCATAAGAATACTATATGTATGGATAAGGATATGTTGCACACGTTGATAGCTGAGTTAGTAGTGGCCGCAGGTATTATAGAGGGTAAAGAATCGGAATGAGTAGATATATAATATCATTTCTAGGTACGCGTTACGTGGATGGTATATACACTGACAAAGAAATGGCTGAAGGGGTTATGGAGTATTTCGCAAATGAAAAATTTCCTAACTTACAGTTTACATTAGGAGAGGCACCGAAAGGCTTTGCAGTAACTGATGACATATTTTGGTCTAGGCATCACGACAGTATAGTTAAACTTGATTGCCTCCGATCTTATTCGCGGGGGTTACGTTGAGCATTGCACCGTGGTCGTTCTCAAAGATTAAGTCGTTCGAGCAGTGTCCTAAGAAGTTCTACCACCTCAAGGTGGCAAAGGACTACAGGGAGCCAGAGACAGAGGCCATGCTATATGGCACTGCCGTACACCTTGCCGCAGAGGAATACATTAGGGACGGCACTCCGCTACCCGAAAAGTACAACTACTGTAAAGACGTACTTGATGTACTGAATGGCATAGAAGGTGAGAAGCTGTGCGAGTTGGAGATGGGGCTTACTGAGAACCTAGAGCCGTGCGGGTTCCGAGATGACAACGTGTGGTGGCGTGGTATTGCCGATTTAGTTATCCTAAACAAACGCACCAAAACAGCTTATGTGGTAGACTACAAGACAAGTAAAAATACTAGGTACGCTGATAAAGGCCAGTTAGAACTGATGGCTATGAGCATGTTCAAGATGTACCCCAAGCTAGAGAAAGTGAAGGGTGGCCTATTATTTGTAGTGTGTGGTGAGTTAATAAAGGAAGACTACTCCAAGCCGGATGAGCCTAGGCTATGGGAGAAGTGGTTATCAGACTACAGCCGCATGGAACAAGCATTTGAAAATGATGTGTGGAATGCCCACCAAAGTGGATTGTGTCGTAGGCACTGTATCGTTACAGAGTGCGTACACAACGGGAGAAACTAATGCGTAGTAAAAGAAAGAAGCAGGTGAATGCCCCTGTCGGCAGTAAAGCGTTCGAGGCTAGGATGGAGCGACAGCGCGCCAGACGCAAGATGGACAGAGAAGGCAAAGACGCTAACGGTAACGGTAAGGCTGACAAGCGTGAAGGTAAAGACGTTAGTCACAAGAAGGCATTGAGCAAAGGTGGCACTAATAAGGACGGTGTTACAGTAGAGGATCGCTCAAAGAACCGTAGCCGCAACTATAAAAAGAAAGGCAGTAGAAAGCCTAAGTAAAGAACTCCCTATTGGTATGGGTTGACGCGTGCTTGATGCGTCGTTAAATGATGTTGTGTCCTTTCCTTAGGACACCTATTGCTTCCGTGGTAGGTACGCGACATAAAATCGAGTAGTCCGACAGGGGCGCGTTTGGTATATTCCGCGCTCCGATCATAAGTAGACTTAGCCCTATCTATGGACGAAGCAGGGCCATTAAATTTTTTCGCGTGACGTGGACACCCACTTCATGCTATTTCGTATCGGAGCGATAAATGAAGATAGTAGATGATAAGGCGTTATTACTTACGCTACGTAACCCCGCAAAGGTTACATCGGTTATACCAAAGAGCAGGGAGTTAGCAAACAACCAAGTACTTGTTAACTGGGGATTAGAAGAGACACAGGTACTGCGCAACATGAACATCAATGCGCCATCCCCCATAGAATCTAAGTACGATTGGACAGGTAAGTACACTCCGTTCGATCACCAGAAGACTACAGCTAGTTTTTTCACGTTGAACCGCAAGGCTTTCTGCTTTAACGAGCAGGGTACAGGTAAGACTGCCAGTGCTATATGGGCGTCAGACTACCTGATGAAGCAGGGGGTGATACGTCGAGTGTTGGTGGTGTGCCCCCTATCTATTATGGATTCTGCGTGGCGTAACGACTTATTCAGTTTTGCTATGCACCGCAAGGTAGACGTGGCGTATGGGGCGAAGGCTAAACGCGCCAAGATAATCGAGGGCGACGCTGAGTACGTGATAATAAATTATGACGGAGTGGAGATCGTAGCAGACGCCGTGGCTAACGGAGGATTTGACCTCATAATCGTTGACGAGGCTACGCACTACAAGAACCCACAAACGAAACGATGGAAGACCATGAACAAGTTAGTGGGGCCAAGTACGTGGTTGTGGATGATGACAGGTACTCCCGCCGCGCAAAGCCCTACCGATGCGTATGGCATAGCCAAACTTGTTAACCCCAATGGAGTGCCTAGGTTCTTTGGGTCATTCCGTGACCAAGTAATGCGTAAGGTAACAAACTTTAAGTGGGTACCGAAGGAAGATGCTACCAACACAGTGCATAGGGTACTGCAACCCGCCATACGGTTCACCAAGGAAGAGTGCCTAGACTTACCACCTATGGTGTACACCAAGAGAGAAGTGCCTTTGACTAGGCAACAGACTAAGTACTATAAAGAATTAAAGAATAAGATGGTAATGCAGGCGGCAGGAGAACAGATAAGCGCCGCCAATGCCGCAGTTAACATGAACAAGTTATTACAAATATCCGCAGGGGCGGTATACACCGACGATGGGGACTCTCTTGAGTTTGATATATCCCCACGCTACAAGGTACTCCGAGAAGTAATAGACGAATCTAGTAAGAAGGTGCTGGTGTTCGTACCGTTCAAGCATACGATTGACCTACTGACTAATAAGTTACGTGATGATGGTATATCTACGGAAATAATACGTGGAGACGTGAGTGCCGGTAAGCGTACGGAGATATTCAAACGGTTCCAAGAAGCTGATGATCCCCGAGTGTTGGTCATACAACCTCAGTCAGCGGCGCACGGTGTAACACTAACTGCGGCAAACACGGTGGTATGGTGGGCACCGACAAGTTCTTTGGAAACTTACGCACAGGCTAACGCTCGTGTACACAGATCAGGACAAGACCACAAATGTACCGTTGTGCAGCTCCAAGGTTCGCACGCAGAGAAACGTGTTTACGCACTGCTTGACAATAGAATAGACATTCACACAAAAATGATAGACCTTTACAAAGAAATACTTGACTAGCTAACAATAAGGCAATAAAGTGTACGTCCCGTTAGTAAAGGAGCGTATAATGAGTGAAGTAAAGTCTACCGCTGAACAGTTAACCAAGGTTTATCTCAAGATCAAAGATAAGCGTTCAGAACTATCGGCGGCGTTTAAAGAAGAAGACGGCAAACTGACTGAGCAGATGGACAAGGTAAAGAAAGCCTTGTTGGAATACTGCAAGGAGCAGGGCGTCGATAGTGTAAAGACTTCAGCAGGATTGTTTTATAGGTCTGCCAAGACTAGGTATTGGACTAGTGATTGGAGCAACATGCACGAGTTTGTTTTGGAGCATGAGGCACCCGAGTTACTTGATAAGCGACTCAACCAGACGAACATGAAGCAGTTTCTAGAAGAGAACCCCGACCTTGTACCTAAAGGTCTTAACGTAGACTCAGAATATGTAGTCTCAGTGAGGAGAAAATAATGGCGGCATTTGTACCAGTCGAAGATGTAGCGAAGCACTTTGCAGTGTCTATCTCTACTGTGCGTGCATGGATACGCACTAATAAAATCCCAAGCGATACCTATGTAAAGATAGGCTCTACTTATCGGTTTAAGTTGCCGGAGTTAGAAGCCGAACTTTTGGGTAAGCCTGCGGTAGTTGTAGATGAAGCACCCCAAGGCGACATGATGTATGAGCAGTTAGAGTTAGACTTGGATGAAGACGCCTGATGAGCAGTAACGGGCTACGCCGAATCAGCATACGTGGTGGCAAGTTTCACGTTATAGCTGATGGTGAAGAAGTTACTAGGGACTTAGGCTATATGGATGTGGTGATAGTAAATGCCGCACCAGTATCTCGCGCTTACTATGGCGATGCGTATGACCCCAATAGGGTTGCGGTACCAACGTGTTGGTCTTCTGACACACAGGTACCTTCAGTAGATGTACCCCAAGAGCAACGGCAAGCGATGCGTTGTATGGACTGTCCTCAAAATATAAGAGGTTCAGGTCAGTATGGGGGTAGGGCTTGTCGGTTCTCTCAACGACTAGCAGTTGTATTTGGGGATAACCCCGAAGAGGTGTATCAGTTACAGATACCTGCCACGTCTATATTCGGCAGTACCAATAGCGGAGACATGGGTATGCAAAACTATGCTCGGTTACTCGCTAAACATGACACACCTGTAGTTACTATCACCACCAAGATTTACTTTGATGAGGGTAGTACAGTACCAAAACTTTGCTTTAAGCCGGTAGACCGTTTAAACGAAGACACACTTGAGAGGGTTTCGGCCATGATTGACCACGAAGATACTATTCGGGCGATCACTATGTCTATCCCTATAACAAGTGAACCTGTGTCTCCGTTCAGTGCGGTGGAAGGTTTCGAGTTAAATGCAAACTAATTAATTAGGATTTATCAGATGGCTACAAATAATCAATATGTAATCTCAAACGTCGAAGCCCTATGGCCTCGTATCAATAAGACTTACAAGTTCGACAACGCAGAGAACCGCACTGTACCGTGTGACGCGTTTGACGAAGGCGCTAAGTATGAAACCCGCTTCCGTATGACTAAAGACCAAGCCAAGGCTCTGTTCATGGAAATGGTTAAAGCGTATGAAGCCAAGAAAGAAAAGGGCTGGCCTGACAAGTTCGACATGCCCTTCAAGAAAGAAGAAGATGGCACTTACACGCACAAAGCATCACTGAAAGGGGCGTACGGTAAAGACGCTACGTTTAAACCTGTACAGTACGATGCAAAAAGCGTTAAACTACCAGACGACTTCATGCTTACCACAGGTAGCACAGTCAATGTAGCAGTTACGTTTACTCCGTACAACATGCGCGAAGCAGGTGTATCTCTACGACTACGTGCAGTACAGGTTATCAAGTACGTACCTATGGAAGCCGCATCACCGTTCGGTGCTGTAGAGGGAGGGTTCCAGTTCTCTGCGGAAGAAAATCCGTTTGAAATAGCTGAAGCCCCCGCTAAAGCCCCTGCGGAAGCAGTAACTGATGAGTTGTTTGGGGATGATGAACCCGCAAAAGTCGAGGAGCCTAAGAAGGTAGTTAAGAAGAAGGCACCCGCACCAAAAGCATCTGACGATGCACTGGCTGATATAGTAGCCGACTGGGACGACTAGTCCCTGCAAGACTGAACTGTAGCTAGGACATATTCCGAAAAGGGCGTGCAAGCGCCCCTGCTACAATACCTCTCGGATTTAGGTATTTATTATGCAAGTAGAAGACTTTTTAAGAAGGGTACTGGGGGAAGATGGGCACTACTGCCTATTCTCTTTCCGTACAAAAGATGACAGGAGGGTACAGAAGTTTTACAC